CCCAGAAGTCATGAGGGCCTATCTCGCGTACAAGTGGGGCAACAAGCAGTTTGATGGGCACGTAAAGCGCGCCCTTGCCGAAGGCGGCAGCGTCCCGGCTGACGCCGTTGACCGGATCGTCAAGGCATACTCGAACAGAGCGCTATTGGAGCGTGCCAAAGCTCTGGCAGCGACCGAAACCAACATCGCCCTAGCCAAGGCAAAGACCGACGCCTTTCAGCAGCAGATCGATGCCGGAAAGCTCGAAGCCGGCGACATCACCAAAACCTGGGGCCGATCGATCTCTCGAGAGAAGCGCCAAGACCATCTCGCCATGGTGGGTGTGACGGTTCCTTTCGATCGGCCGTTTGTGCTTCCGGACGGAACGCAATGTAGCGGGCCGCATGATCCGAGCCTGCCAGCGCGGCATCTCGTGGGCTGCAAATGCCCCGCCGCCGATGTTTCGATCGACTTCACTTCGCAGGCGCTTCGCCGGTATCGGGAGCGCACTGGTGGGTAACTTCGCAGCGACCATCGGAGCTTGGGCAGAGAAAGTGCCCGAGGCCATCGATGCGGTGCTCAAGAACAGCGCGCAACGTCTCGCCAAGGAGATCGACGCCGAACTCGACCGGTTGGTCTATCAGGCTCCGCTCTCGCCCTCCGGATATCAGCGCACCGGCTTTCTTCGGGCGTCCTTCGTGGCCTCGACCGCGACAATGCCGCAACTCATTCGGGATAACCCCGGTGCTGTCGTCAATGCCGACGCCATGGGCCCCATAGTGCTGGTCATAAACGGCTGGGACGGGGGCGGAACGCTCTACCTGGGCTACACGGCGAAGTATGGGGCTATCGTTCATATGGGCGGGAATGGCGGCGTACCGAAACCTTGGGTGACACTGGCCGCGCAGCGCTGGCCTGAGATCGTCCGCGAGGAAGCCGCCAAGGTTAAAGCAGCGTTTGGATTGTGAGCATGGTCCCTTCAATCGAAACCCGCATATTCGAAGCCATCAAGGCGCGTGTCGCATCGCTGCCGATGGCTACGCGCTATCCAGTAAAATGGACGGACGGCCCAGAGTTCAAGCCACAGGTTTCAGACCGGTACTTGCGGGCGACATGGACGCCAAACCAGACACAGCGCGTTTTCATCGGTAGCAACGACCCTCATCGTCGCCCCGGCGTGCTCCAGATCGACGTCTTCGAGCCAAAAACTCAGCGCAGCATCGATGCCGTCGAAGTGGCGGGGCAGGTGGCGCGGCATTTTCCCGCCGATCTACGTTTTTCCTTTCAAGACGCCAATGTTCGCGTGATCAAGGCGCCGTCCGTCTTGGCCGTTTTCACCGAAACCCATCATCAGGTGCCAGTCGTCATTGAACTGGAAGCCTACGCCTAGCCTTTCCGGACTTCCCGGTTGACCCGCCCGCCCTAACACGGCGGGCTTTTTCATGGAGACCATCATGTCCCAGTCGTTCCCGGTCGCTGGCCGGAAAATCTACATGCACGCAGACGTGCTCGTGCCGCCCGCAACGGGGCTGCTCACTGCTGCCGACTTTCCCGATATCACGGACGAGGATTGGGGGCAGATCGGCAAGTGGAGCACTGCGGGCGCTCTTGGCGGCGATCAGGCAACCATCACTCAGGCATTCATCAACGAAGACTATGATGACGTCCAAATGGGAACAAAAAATCCCGGCGTTATGTCGAATACCTTCGGGGTGCTCCCGGCCGACCCTGGCCAGATTGCCCTCTACGCCGCTGCCGGCGACAAGCGCCTGCGCGCCTTCCTGATCGAATTCCCCGATGCTCCTGTTGGTGCCGCTGCGCATGGCTCGCTTCGTCTGTTCGCAGCCTATGTGAAGGAGCCGAACGAGCAGGGTGGCGAAGCCAACACCATGGGCATGATGACCGTCGATCTGGTCAAGTTCAAGAACACGGTGCGCGTGGCGGCTGCGGCCACCGGCGGCCCGGTGGGAGGCGCGTAACCCATGGCATCGAAAGCAAAACTCGGCGCTGGCAATGTGGACATCACACTCGACGGCAAGACCGAAACCCTTCGTCCAACACTGAAGGCTGCGCAAGCGCTCTCCCGCCGCTCTGGCGGGTTTTCCGAGCTGGTCAATGAGGTCGCCAAGTTCGATCTCGATGCGGTCACAGCCGTGATCGCAATGGGCCTTGATCGCAAGTCCCAGGACATTGCAGAGGCTGTGTGGCGTTCTGGCGTAGCCGAGATGGCTGGGCCGGTGATCGAGTTCATCGGTATCCTCGCCAATGGCGGCCGGCGACCTGACCAGAGCGCTGGAGGAGAGGAAGACGCGGACCCTCAGAACGCGTAACCATCTCTGAGTTCTATGACGAGCTGGCGAGGATCGCTCTTGGCTGGCTCGGATGGACCGAAGAGCAGGCGATTGCGTCCGATGTGAACGCTATCCTTGTCGCTCAAGATGGTCGCATCGACATGTTCGAGGCTATCGGCTGGGTCAAGAGAGCCCAGAACGAACAGGCCGGGCGAGAACTGACCCCTGAGCTTTTCGACGCGGTTTTCGGATAACCCAGCAAGAGACGCCTTCAGGGCGGCAATGAAGTGGGGGCGGCTTGAGGCCGCCCATTTTTATGGAGATTGAGGTGCGCCCCACATTCAGTTGCGAGCAGCCCCCTCAACTTGGGCCATTAGCAGGGATAGCTCAGCGAGTTTATGTTCAATGGTTTCAATCGTTGACTTTTCCAGATGCTCGACCGTTGCCCCAAACTTTACATGGAACCCCGCTACCGAAACGTCGAAGATTACGGCGACAGGGTTCTGAGTAGTCATACTTCGAGCGATTCCCATGCTTAGCCCACGCATGGGCATTAACTCCGACGTCATAGGCGCTGCTGGGTTCTCCGCTTCACGGAAAAGCGAGCCCAAAAACACGAAGAAGCTGGCAGGGCTTTCCATTGGGATTTCAACCTTAGAATTGACCCCCGCCGTCGTCTTGCCTTCTATCCGAAGTGTTTTGGTTTCGGGCGAATACCCGCCTGTAAGCTGACCTTTGAACTTCACAATCCCCTCCGATTTCTTTGCCCATCGAGAGGATAAGATTCGGAAATAGGAGTCGAGACAGTGGGTGCGCCAAAAGTGCGCTCTTTCGCCTTAAGTATTGACTCTCAAGAGATTCGGATTGCTTTTTCCCTCAGTACTTGGGGGGATGGTTTGTTTCTTGAAAAGCATTCGCGCTTCTTGCGCCTGTATGACCTGAGGTTCTCACCGCGCCACAAGGGGGCGGCGTTTCTTCCGTTGACGGGAGGGTCGAAGAATTTCTCGGTACTCGACGCACTGCAAAAACACATTGATTCTGAGAAGGCGTTGGTCGTTCAGCAAAACGGCGATGTCATCGAATTGATGAGTGTCCAAGAGATGAACCAATGCCTTGTGTTGCTATTTCATCGGGCGAGCCCGAACGCGGCGGACCCTAGTTATAGAAAAAAGGCGCGTGCAGCGGCTGGCAAGAAAGTGACGCTTCGTCAGTCGACTAAGGCGCCGGATGAGGAGCAATCTGTCTCGGCGTTGTTAGTGGTACGTCATGCGGCGCACGGGCCCGGCATTTATCGGTCTGCCCTGGAGGAAATTCCGGGCATAGCAATGGGCAGCGTTCGACACATAATAGGTGCGGCGCTGAAGGATTATTCCTACGATTTTCTGCGCGGGAAACAGAAGGTTGATACTTACAGCGTGTTCCGGCCCGAAGGCTTGAAGTCGGAGACGTTGACGAATGCCCTCAAGAAGGGAAGGCTGGGTTTTGTTACACTTAGCAGGCCCGCCAAAGCGCCGTTTGTGGATTCGGACGGTCTGTTTAAGCCAGTTCGTGAAACTATGAAGCTCCAAGTCGTGGGCGAGGTCACGAGTGGGGGGTGGAAGACGCAGGTTGGGAAGCTTTTGCGCGCGGCGAAGCTCGCCGGTTGGGAAGATTTTAGCGTCGACATTGGCTTAGAGAACGATCGGCAGAGGACTGTGCAGTTGGACCGAGAAGATGAGGCGAAGGAGGTCCTCTTCGTGAAGTCCGAGCTGATTTCTTTAGCTAAACCTCTGGCCACCTGCTCTTTGGCGCCGTCGCCAGAGGTTGTTCAGAAGTTAAAGGGGGCCGTCGAGGCGTCATTTAAGAAGGGGTGATGTGGTGAATGTATTCCTGTTTCCCTTGCGATATCTGCTTCTGAAGGACGAGAGCGGGGTTCCTCTTTTCCTCCGCGACTGGCTCGGGGTGCTGGCTCTAGCCATCATTCTAAGTGTTCCGTTTTGGCTAGGTGGCGGGAACTACTTTGGCGACTCGGGTTTTCTCGACAGGTTTAGCGCGTTCACTGGCGTCCTGACCGGCTTTTATGTGGCGGCGTTAGTCGGAGTGGCTAGCTTTGTTCATGCTGGGTCAACGCTAGACGATCCAATCGCTGTAGGCCCTATCCGAGAACATAAGCGTGGAGAGGAAGAACCCAGTGATCTAACGAGGCGCCAATACGTCTGCGCGATGTTCGGTTACCTGGCATTTGTCGCGCTCTGCTTATCGTTAGGTGCCATTGTGCTCGTAGTGGTAGTTGACACTGCCAAGCCTATGGCGATCAGCTGGATGGGTCTGGAAGCAGCACGGTACACAGGTTTCGCGGTCCTTTTCTTGATCAACATTGTGCTTGCACACATGGTCGCCACTACGTGTCACGGCCTGTACTATCTGATCGATCGGCTTTACGCGGTGGCGCCTGTGCTGCTCGACAAAGATGGTAGCGTCGTGGAGCCTGACCAGCGGAGGGAATAAGAAGTCCCTGTTAGGCCGGCTTCCATTCCAGAGGCGGCCTCCGGAACGCCTTTTCTACCCGGGCTTCTCTACTGTGCCATTGTCGCGCAGTCTGCCTAACACATGGCCTCGCAAGGGCGTCCATCGTTGTCACGATCCAGTCGTCCGCCCCACGAGCAGTTTGCAAGATACCAGCGAGCCGCTGAACAACTCGCGATCTGCGAACATGTGCGGCGTGGAGAACAGGAAAGCCCCGACGCCTGAGCCGTGTTGGTCTGCATCAGTGGTGCCGGGGTGGAAATGGCCGGGGCAGGGCGGGAGGTCGCAGTATACTGTTCGCTGACCCAGCCCCTTGCGCCGGAGGGCGTCTGAACTAAGAGCCAGCCTGAGCCTCTCTCGAATATGGTCACCCTCTGGCCGATGGTGACTTTCTCAAGAATGGCGCCAGCAGTGCCTGGAGAAGATCGGACGTTGAGAGAGGATGCAGTCACGTACCGCATTTCGATTGCGGTTTGTGTGGCTGGTTTCACCGTAACGGCTGCTGGGGCGACAGCAGGTGTTGAGGTAGTTATGGCCGGAGGCGGCCGCTGTGCTGCAGCAGCGTTTCTGCTGGCCGATGATCCGTTGTTCCCGAACAAGTTGATGATGAAAATCAGCCCAAAGAACACCAGCAGGGCAGGCCAGAAGTTGATCTTCTTGCGAGGTTTGGCCACTTGCTCGGAAGGGGGCGAGGCAATCAGCGTTCTGCTGGCTGGCGAAATAACCTCAGAATACGA